GTGTTAATTGCTATACCAGCCAAGTAATCGGCTGCGTTACCCAAGCTGCTTGATGTGTTGCTGAGTTCCAGGTAGCCGTAACGTGTCATGAAGCTCACAACTGGCTCGAAGGTGGTTGGATCAATGATCACACCAGAGCTTGTGAGTGGCACATATGGGCAGTAATACGCAGCAGCGTCAATTTCGCCTGGTCCCTTGTAGCCAACCAGCACGGGGGTATCATCAGCAGCATATTGGTCCACATAAACGCGAACAGCATTGTTCAACACACCCACAAACTTGGTGTTTGTTGGAGCTTCGAAAGTGCCTTCAGTTGTGCGAGCAAAAGCTGAAGTTGTTGCGCTTTGCAGGATGGTGAGAGCAGTTGGACTCACAACAACCCAGTTACCTGCACCACGACGTGTGCGGGCAGCGATCAGGTTGGCACCACGGTTGATCAACACTGACAGAGCAGCGTGTTCGTCACCCACGAATGTGGCAGTACCGCTAACTGCGCCTTGGTCGTATGTGAGTGTGACGCCAGCCAGTGTGCGCAGGCTGTTCAAGATTTCTTGGTCGATTTCAGCGGTGATCTCTTGTGCGAGAGCAGCCATGATTTCGGCTTCGATGTCAATGCCCTGTTGAGCTTGTGCATCCTGAGCAGCTTCAAAGGTCCAGCGAGCTGACAGCTTGCGGCTCTTGGCTTCCACTGTTTCTTTGAGGATCTGGATGTTCAGTCTCTTACCAGCTGTGCCTTCCAGGGTTGTAGTATCAGCACCACGTGGGTTGCTGGAGCTACCATTGCCTGAATAGAAGCGGGCGATGTCGAATGGGCTAAGTGCTTCAGCACCAGCCACAACTGCTGATGGTGAACCGAAAGTATCAGCATAACGCACACGCAGTGTGTGGATCTGACCCACTGGGCCAGTCATGGGCTGCACGCCGATGATTTCGTTAGCGATAACAGTGGGCATCACACGACGGATAACTGGCAGGATCACCTTGTTGAGGGTGGCCACGTTACCGGCGCTGGTGCTGCCTGGTGTTGAATTTTCCATCAGTACACCAGCGCGACCAGCAAGGTCTCTCTTGGTGTTTTCTAGAACCACTTCCATGACCTTCTTGCGGTTACCAGTCAGGTTATCGCAAAGGGCTTGCTTGGTCAGGTTCCAATTGGCTTCGAATAGATTGCCTTTCATTGGTGTTATCTCCTATTAATTATTTCTGGCAGAGATGCCTGCCAAATACAAGATGTTTTGAAGATCAGGATCTTCATGTTTAGTCTGGGCAGTCTCTACAAGACTGACCCGGTCTCCGGAGTGCGCAACTGATCTGGCTGCAACTGGTGCTACTGTTTTTTTGCTAACAGGAGCCTGGTTGTTTATCACAGCTGGCATGTAGCGGTGGAATGCCTCTTTGAGTGATGTGGTTTTCACATCCTGTAGGAGATTTTCCATCACGGCGCGCTTGTCGCCTCTCAGGGGACTGAGCAGTTCATTTAGAACTTCCACTCTCTGAGCACGTTCACGAGCAGTTTGGGTGGCCTTTTTTTCCGACTCTAAGAGTTGGGTTTTGTGGCCAATATCCACACGAGCTTCTTGCAATTGGCTTGTGAGCACTTGCAATTGCTTTTGTAGTTTCTTTGTTTCTGTGCCTTCTGCAAGGTAACTGCTCATGTATTCAGCAGCCACAGCCTCAAAGATCTTGCGTCCAAAGTTGTTTTCTCTGGCCACCTTGATGTCGTCTTTCCATTGAACAAGTTCCTTACGGATGACTTCATTAAGTGTGCGGTCCACAACTTGGGTTGCTCTATTAACAAAGCTGCTACGTGCTTCGTTTAGTTTTGTTTTGGCTTCACGAGCCAATTTAACTCTTTGTTCCACCAAAGACTTTTTGTCTGCGGTGAATTCGCGAATCTCTTCGCTCAGCTGACGCAACACAAACTCTTCCAGTTTTTGGACCTTTTGAGCCACATGTTGTTCAGTAGTGATTTGATGCTCATTCAATTGTTGAGCCAGGACTTGCTTTTGTTCTTGGAGTGAACGTCTGTCTGCACGGAATTCGGCCAACTCACTTGCAATCTGTGTCATCATGAATTGTTCCATGAATTTCAGCTTGTGAGCGGTTTCTTTTGCAGAGGATTTTTTGGCTTCAGCTAATGCTTTGGCCAGTTTCACTTTTTGAGCAGACACAGATCTTTTATCAGCTTGGAACTCATTAAGCTCCTTCTTGATAACATCTGTGAGCATGGTGTCCATGGTCTCCACAAGAATGTGCTTCTCATGCTCATAACGTGCAGCATAGCTTTCATGAAGCTTGGCCTCTGTTTCCTTGAGCTTTAATGAGAAGGCTTCCTGAAGTGCCTGGCGAGCTTCGTCGCCTAATACAGCATTTTCAAGAAGTTCTTGTAAGTTGTTTTCCATAGAATTGGGATCTCCTTGTTTAGATCTTCAACTCATTGACCCAGCGCAAGAGTGTTTCGGTGAGATACTTTTGCGCTTTCGCGTCGTGTCTCACACTCTCTGCCAAGTCCATGATGTTACTGCCAAATCTGCCATGTTGCAGTGCTTCGTACACAGGTACGGGATAAGCACTGGGTGCTGAAGGTTTGGCCACGATGTCCACAGTCAACATGTCAAAATCTGACACATTGCCTATGTGGTCCACATTACCGGATCCTCTGGAGCTGACCCCTAATTTGACTCCACTCTCCAGTAATGTCTTTGCAATTTGGCCACTGGGTGTGGGCAGCAATTTCAGCTTACCAATACCGTTAGGGCCATCCATCCACATCTTGGTGATAGTGTGGCTTACTCTGTCCAGGTGAATTTGAAGTTCTTGGGGATGATCCAATTCACCTGGTACACCATTATCTTTGTCAATGCATGAATTGATCTGGTCCACGGCCCTGCGGATTTGGTCCACAGGATACACTCTGCCATTGTGATTTTTTACACCACCCTGCACAAAGATGCCTTCCATGTATAGAGTCTTGGCACCTTCTGTATTGCTTTCGCTCAACAGTTTTATGCCTGCATCATCAAATCTAATATGTTCTTGTAGCAATAATGCCATTTGTGGTCCTGTGTGCCGTTAATGCGACTGAGTATTTAAAATCAAACACTTAAATCACTTGTTTTATGGGTAAAATCCAGTGATTTTGGTAAGACAGGAGTTTCTCCAACTCCTGTCTTGCTTGATTTCACTTACTTCCGCTAATGGGGCTCTTGGTGTTCACAGCGCCATAACCCGCACTTGTGCCCTTGTTGAGCATGGCTGAAGCATCGCCTTCCTTGCTCACAGTGCTCATGCCTGCAGTAGCATCCTTACGGCGGTTGCTGAAGCCCATGCTCTTGGAATCAGGAGCAGTTTGTCTGTCATAACCAGATGCCTTGGGTCCCTGACCAGTCTTGACAGGACGTGCGCCCATCATGTCTGTCTGTGTGGGGGGCACAGGTGAACGTGTGTTGGTTTCAGCAGGAGCGAAACGTCCGCTACCAACTTCACCGCGCTTTGCTGCTTGCACAGTGTCCAGATCCATGTTCTCGCTAAGGTCATCATAGTCCTCGTCAAGATCATCTGTGTGGCTTTCCCATGATTCTTCAACGTCAGCTTCATGCTCTGCATGTTCTGCATGTTCAGTGCCTTCGGTGTCATGCTTGAGGGCTTCAAATTCAGCCTTCAATTCTGCAATGGCTTGTTCCAGATCATGAATCTTTTCGCCTTCTGATTCCTCATCGTGGTGTGCTGAGTGCATTTCTGCTTCGTCGTCCATGTCCACTTGGGTCATGTCTTCATCTTCATCATCAGCCATGTCATCTGCGTCTTCCATGTCCATGTCTGCCATGTCTTCGTCTTCAAGTTCATCGCTGAGATCTTCTTCAGCATCTTCCATGTCCATGTCTTCGTCAGCAGCTTCCATGGTGCCTGAACCAAAGTGTTCTTCGGCTTCGATTTCATTGAGATCAGATTCAATGTCGTGAGTGAGGCGTTCACCTTCGTCACCACCCATCATGTCTTCTTCCATGTCTGAATTGATCATCTGTTCATGGATGGCACGTGCCTTCTCAATGAAGATTTGATGTAAGAGTTCACGAGCTTTGTCTTCTTGCTCGTTAATCAAGTAATCCATTACTTTTAGTAATTTTGTGTTTGCCATGAGAGCTCCTTT